CTGGCTGATCTCTCTCGCGCATTTGAGTTCCTCAAATCACTTGGGGAACGATGATGACCAGGGGAAAACAGCGGAAGAGCGATTGTGTTTTGATGTCGCAAATCCGTCGTTGCCTCGAGCTCGACCTCCAGAGCTATTGCACCCAAGACGATCGGCTTTGTGCCGATCGTTCTGGGACGCAGTCGTTCTGGCCTGATATTTCCGTTAGTCAGGCTGCTAGCCTGGCGCTACTCCGCAGCATCGACAAGAAATTTGTCGGTGAGACGGAGGAGCTTGCGGACTTCAGGGCTCTCAGCAAGTTTACCGCGTGTAATGCGGCCTGCGAGGGCTGGCAGTTGCCTCAGCTGTCGGAAAAGGACTCATGGCTGATCGATCTCTTCGGAGACGAGATGCGTGGCTTTTTCTACCAGCACCGTGACGGTACTTGGCTCCTAGACGACTATTATGCTATTGCGCATCATGGTCGTACAGGACCCGGTGTGAGTCACGGAGTGCCCGGCACTAGCTTTATCGAAAAGCTTATGCTTGGTCCACTAACAGCAACGTCGAACTCTCTGTACTTAATGTACAGACGGTATCTGAAACTAGACCCAAGGTGGCGCTGTGCGGAAGAAAACCGCCGGTGGCAGTTCGGGCAGGTGCAGATACTGGACGGTAGCAAGCTTAGCTTCGTCCCGAAAAGCAGGCAGATCAGTCGAACGATCTGCTCCGAACCCTCGCTGAATATGTTCTTTCAGCTAGGGATAGGGGCACTAATCGAGAAGCGCCTTAAAGAGCGATACTCGATAGATCTTTCATGTCAACCCGACATGAATAGACTGCTAGCCATGAACGGATCGGTCACAGGGTCGTTTGTTACAATTGACCTTGAGTCAGCGTCGGACAGTATTTCTATGTCCATGCTGCGCCGCTTCTTGCCTCGCCAGGTTTATGCCTGGCTTGACTTGGTGCGGTCACCTGCCGTTTTGATCGACGGCGCCGTTCATCAGCTTCACATGGTATCTACAATGGGAAATGGTTTTACGTTCCCGTTGCAGACTGCCATATTTAGCTGTATTGTCGCTGCGGT